CTTTGTGGAACATCCAGAAGACTATGAAGATGAGCCTGTATCCCACCAGCAAAGGACGTATTATTAATGAGCAAAGCTTTACAAGAGTTTTTAAAATTTGTAACTAATCTACTTAGAAAAACAGTTACGTCGTCTGATAAAAAAATTCCACCAGCAACAAAAGCAGAAATAACTCAGTCGCTACAAGATGCGACACAAGTGGTTCAGCGGGACATAGATAGAATAGATGAGCAGCTGGAAGTGTTAAGAAGAATAGATAGACAACTCACTGACGCAGGTGAGCCTAGAAGAGCTGCACAGGTTTTAGAAATTACAAAAGACAGTTCAGTTGACGACATACTTCAAGATCTAGCAAACAAAGCAGGCACATCACCTGAAGCAGCTAGACAGTCTATAATCAACAGGGCAAACGAAGCCTACCTACCCAATGACCCAAAAAGAATGAGAATGGATGATGATGTAACACTGCAAGCTTATCTACAATCTAAAATACAAATGGGTGCAAGTGATGAACTTTTAGAAGATGTGATTGAAGGAGGGGGAGCCGCCATGACCAGACCTAGAAGTATATACGACGAAATGGCCGAAGATGAGATGTTACCGTTTGGTAGATCAGGTGAGGCTGACAAAATAACTCCTCCACCTGATGACGACCTTATGTCAGGAATAGCAAGAGCAGAAAAAGCCCTTAAACAAAAAGATGTTGATTTAGAAAAAGTAGAACAGTTAATGATGAATCCTGAAAACTTTGGCAAAAGTATTGATGAGTTAATGCAAATGGTTCAAGATGATAAAGTCATACCTCTTATAAAATACATGCCAAACCCAAAACCAACAAAGAAAGCAGAAGGTGGTAGGATACACGCACAGCTTGGCCTGTTTACAGGTTTAGGAAAACTTTTATCAAAGATGGGAATGAAAGCACCAGACAAAATAGCTGACGTAAAACAAATGCAAAACGTAATCAGAGACGAGGCCACGGACTTAACAAGACTAACAGATACACCAAAAGATAAAAGAACCATCGATGAGATTGAACAAATGTTCATGGATGACCCTAGATACAAAGGTAGAACACAATCTCAAATGATGAAAGAAATTGACAAAGAAAAGATTAGAGTGGACTTTGCATACAACATGGGGATAGAACCAGAAGATGTTCCTGATGATGTTATAGAGGCTCTTTATCGAGACGGTTATCATTTACAGTTTGCAAACGGTGGCGCAGTAGGCGTTGGCAGTTTATTTAAGAGGAGAAAATAATGGCAATAGACAAAGGATTATTCGAGGCACCTAAAAAACCAACACGATCAAAAATGGTTGTTGAACCAGATGCAGCGGCACTAGAAGTACCATTGGCGGAACAAAAACCACCAATAGAAGTTAAACCAACAGAAGACGGCGGAGTAGAGATAGATTTTGATCCTGCTGCAATGGCAATGGAAGTTGGTGATCCCAACGCAAACTTAGCTGAATTATTAGAGGATGACGTTTTAGATCCACTGGCTTCAGATTTAATTGGTGACTATCAAGAATATAAATCATCAAGAGATGATTGGGAGCAATCATACATCAAAGGGCTAGACCTACTTGGTTTTAAATACGAAGACAGAACAGAACCTTTTCAAGGTGCAAGTGGTGCAACACACCCAGTGTTGGCTGAGGCTGTCACACAGTTTCAAGCACTAGCGTACAAAGAACTATTACCTGCAAACGGACCAGTTAGAACACGCATCATGGGTAAACATACAAAAGAAAAAGAAGACCAAGCAGAGCGTGTAAAAGAATTTATGAATTATCAGCTGATGGTTGAGATGCCAGAATACGAACCTGAGTTTGACCAAATGTTATTTAATTTACCACTCGCTGGTTCTACATTTAAAAAAGTTTACTACGACCAAGCGATGGGCAGATGTGTATCCAAGTTTGTGCCTGCAGAGGATTTGGTTGTGCCTTATAACTCATCATCATTAGATGATGCAGAGGCAATCATACACGTAATTAAAATGAACGCTAACGAACTTAGAAAACTACAAGTCGGTGGTTTTTATAAAGACGTAGAGTTAGGCACACCTGCTTATCATGAAGATGAAATTACAGAAGAGAAACAAGATTTAGGTGGTGTATCAACCACAAACAAAGATGAAATATTCACACTGTTAGAGTGTCATGTTGATTTAGACTTAGACGGTTTTCAAGATATGGGTGCTGATGGAGAGCCTACAGGTATCAAGCTTCCATACATAGTGACCATTGAAGAAAGCAGCTCTGAGGTTTTATCAATTAGAAAAAACTTTGTGGATGGTGATCCACTAAGAAAACGAAAAGATTATTTCGTTCACTTTAAATTCCTACCAGGACTAGGCTTCTATGGATTTGGTTTAATTCATATGATCGGTGGTTTATCAAGAACTGCTACAGCCGCTCTAAGACAACTCTTAGACGCCGGAACCTTGTCTAATTTACCAGCCGGATTCAAGATGCGAGGCATCAGAGTTCGTGATGAAGCTCAACCGTTGCAGCCGGGTGAGTTTCGTGATGTAGATGCCCCTGGTGGAACTCTTCAAGGTGCATTCCAAATGTTACCTTACAAAGGTCCGGACAACACGCTTCTTCAACTTATGGGTGTTGTTGTCAATGCAGGACAACGTTTTGCAAGCATAGCTGACATGCAAGTCGGTGACGGCAATCAAAGCGCTGCAGTAGGCACGACTGTTGCATTGTTGGAACGTGGCTCGCGGGTTATGTCTGCAATACACAAAAGATTATATGCAGCGATGAAAAAAGAGTTCATGCTTATCGGTAAAGTCTTTGCGATCTATCTACCACCTGTTTATCCATACGATGTTGTGGGTGGACAGAGACAGATTAAACAAACAGACTTTGATGCAAGAGTGGATATCATACCTGTTGCAGATCCAAACATATTCTCACAAACACAAAGACTGACAATGGCACAAACACAATTACAAATGGCTATGTCAAATCCAAAGATGCACAACTTGTACAATGCGTATCGTGACATGTACGAAGCGTTGGGTGTAAAAAATATAGATTCTCTACTACCACCACCACAACCGGCAGCTCCAATGGACCCAAGTGTTGAGCACATGATGGCTTTATCACAAAAACCTTTCAAGGCATTCCCTGGACAAGACCATACGGCACACATGAAAGCGCATTTATCGTTCATGGGCACGCAAATTGCACGAACCAACCCACCAATTTTGGCTTCAGTGCAAAAAAACATACTAGAACACATAAGTTTGATGGCTCAAGAGCAAGTTCAGCTTGAATATAAGGAAGAATTGGCACAAATTCAGCAAATGGCGATGCAAATGCAACAGATGGGGGCTCAAAATCCACAAATGATGCAACAAAACCCACAAATAATGGCTATGCAACAGCAAGTTAAGTCAATTACAGAGAAAATTGAGTCCAGAAAGTCCGTTTTGATAGCTGAAACCACTGCAGAGTACCTAGAAGAGGAGAAAAAGGTGCTAAACCAGATTGATAACGACCCATTATTGCGTTTAAAAGCTGATGAAGTACAAATTAGAGCACGAGAAGAGCAAAGAAAACGCGATGCAGACGAGGAAAGAAGCGAGATTGACAGGCTCAGATTGATACAAAACAAGGATATTGCAGAGCAAAAAATCGATGAAAATGACAAACATCAGAAGCTTAGGGCGGCTGTTTCACTTGCAAAAGCAGGGGTAAAAGACATGAAAGCAGCCGTAGTAGAGGAAGAATAATGGCTGTTGACAAAAAAATATCCTACGAACAAGCTAGAAAAAAATTAAATGAAGCTGCTCCCAAAGGACACCAGCTTGCTTTTATAACACCAGCAGAAGCTAATCTATTAAAGTCAAAAGGTGCCTCTGGTGAGATGACAAAAGCAGGTATAAGAAGCTATAGAGGTCACCATGGTGGTCCAAGTGGTACAAGTAGTGGTTCGAGCAGTTCAAGTGGTGGCGACCCGGGTGGCAACAAAGGTGGTTTAAAAGGTTTAAGAAGCAGTGGCATGGTAAGCACCTCCACTGCTCCAAATGCGCCAGCTGGTGCAGGGGGACTTGCAGCCCCGGAGGGTCCTGGTCCTCAAGGTAAAGATGATAGTGGACCTGAGACTGATGCAAGTTTACTTGGTTTTGTGGACAAGAGAGGAAACCCGGTAGTTAGTAAAAGAACAGGTGAACAGATTGGTTTTAGTCAATCTTTTTACTCAAAAGATACACCTTTTGCTAATGCAGCTCTCGAAGCCGCTCTTGCCAATCCTGCTTCGCCTGGTTTTAATGCAGCGTCAAGGGCCATAGGTCAAGATCCAGAGAGAGCAGAAAAACTAGGTATAAATTTAAATAATCTTGGTTTAGGACCACAAGAACCACAAAGTCCAACACCAACAGTTGACCCGATCAGACAAAGAATTGAAGCACTAAAAAGACAAAGGTTATCTTTTCAATCACCTTTTACTCCCACTTTAACATCAATACCAACGGTGAATCCAACGTTTGCACCTAACTTCGCTCCTACTCGAGCTTTTATTGAAGCGACGCGTGATGAAGATGATGATGGTTTAAGTCTTGGTGAGGCGATAGCACAAGATTTTGCAAACTTTGGTCAGGCGGTAGCTAATATACCATCAGCTGTTTATGGAGCGGTTACAAATCCAGTAGGCACTTTAGAGAGATCTGTTCAAAGTCCTTTGGGACAATATGCACAGCTTAGCATGCCTAATATTGGTCCAACTGCGATAGGGTTAAGTATGCTTAATTTTCGTCCTAGCTTTAATGAACAAGGTGAAACCATAGGCACCGGGTTTCTTGGTCCTAAAGGTGTAAGCACACACGGAGCGTACCAAACTGATAATTATGGTTTA